ATCATCGTCTTTGATGGTAAAGGTGGGAGTAACCGCCGCCGTAAACTTTATCCTGAGTATAAGGCAAAACGAACAACCAAAATTAGACTCAATCGTGTAAATGATTTCGAAAACATAGAGGATGAACGGCATTCTATGTTGATGCAATTATCACGATGTGCTGAATATTTGGAGAAACTGCCCGTAAATATAATATCAGTTGACAGCGTTGAGGCAGATGATGTTATGGCTTATATCGCTAAACAGTTACTACCCAAGAGTAAAACTACAATCATGAGTACCGATAAGGACTTTTTACAATTGGTTAGTGACAGAATTTCGGTTTGGTCACCGACTAAAAAGAAACTCTATAATCCTGAAAAAGTATTGGAAGAATACAAGGTTACATCAAGGAATTTATTATTGAGTAGAATTTTCGAAGGTGACCAATCTGATAATATAAAAGGTGTGATGGGAATCGGAACCAAAACACTTTTGAAAAATTTTCCACAATTATCAGATGAGAATGTTATCATGACTCGTGAGGAAGTTATCAAAGAGGCTGAAAAAAACAAAGGTGATAGATTTCACAATTTGATTTTGGATGGTATTGATACAATACATAGAAATCACAAGTTAATGCAACTTCAAGAAGTTGATATAAGTGGAAATGCTAAATTAAAAATAAACAAAATAGTAAATGGAAAAATACCTGAACTATCAAAACCTAACTTTCAAAAGATGTTTATCGAAGACCGAATGTTTGGAGCACTACCAAACATGGATAGTTGGATAATGCAAACTTGGACAAAGTTGAATAGATTTGCGAAGATTAATAATGGGACGAAAGCGTAAATATCACTCTGAAGAAGAACGAAAAGAAGCACAAAGGAAGTGGCAGATGGAACATTATCAACGCAATAAAGATAAGATTTTGAAGAAGGCCCGTGATAATTACAAGAAGAAGAAACGAGAACAAGTAAGACTAAATAGAGGGAAAAGCATCTATGGTGACCAATAATGAGTGATAAAAACACTTTAATTCAATTCGGACACAAATTCCAAACCAAGATTATTTCATCACTATTGGGTGATAAGGTATTTTTACAAACCATTTGTGATATTTTAGAACCTGAATATTTCGATAGTGATTCTAATAAGTGGATATCCCAAACCATAAGAGACTACTTCTTCGAGTATAAAACATCTCCTACTCTTGAGGTGATGAAAGTCAAGATAGATGAATTAGAAAACGACATACTCAAAGTAGCAGTTGTTAATGACTTAAAAGAAAGTTGGAGACTAATACAGAGTACTGATTTAAAGTTTGTTCAAGAGCAAACATTAGAGTTCTGTAGAAATCAAGTTATTAAGGCTGCCATTATGGGTAGTGTTGATTTACTCGAAGTCGGTCAGTATGATGAAATCAAAAAGATGGTTGATGAAGCCATGAAAGCTGGAACCGAAAGAGACTTAGGACATGATTACATAGTTGGGATTGAGGAAAGACTACAAAAGTCAACAAGGGATACCGTAAAGACTGGTTGGGATCCTATTGATGAAGTTATGGATGGTGGTTTAGGTGCTGGTGAGTTAGGTGTCGTAGTAGCTCCAGCAGGTATTGGTAAAACTTGGTGTCTACAAAGTATGGGTGCTTCCGCCGTGAAGAACGGATTGAATGTTGTACACTACACATTAGAGTTGAATCAAAACTATGTTGGATTGAGATACGATACCATATTTAGTGGAGTACCGACAGCGAACATAAAGTTCTATCAAGATGATGTGAAGAAAAAGATAGATGCTCTTGAGGGTACATTACTCATAAAATACTTTCCAACCAAAAGTGCTACAGTTCAAACCCTAGCCGCTCATCTGAGTCAGATTGAAATTCAAGGTACAAAACCTGATTTGATATTGGTAGATTACGCTGATATCTTGAAAGGTATGGGTAGTGAGAAACGGCATGTATTGGAAAATATCTATGAGGATTTGAGAGGATTAGCTGGAGAAGTGGAGTGTCCAATATGGACAGCCTCTCAGGCCAATCGTAGTTCATTAGAAGAAGATGTAATTGACGCCACAAAAGTAGCAGAAGCTTATAGTAAAGTGATGATAGCGGATTTTGTAGTATCAGTTAGTAGAAAGGTCGAAGATAAAATAGCTAACACAGGTAGATTTCATGTAATCAAAAATAGATTCGGATTCGATGGTGTCACATATCCATCTCAAATAAACACGAATGTTGGTAAGATTGAAGTGTTTGAATCCACTTCAAGTGGTGGTGTAGATGCTCAAGGTAAGATGGATAATTCTCAAGAGTTTATGAGAAAAACACTAGCAGAAAAGAAAAAAATATTTGAAAAAGACCTTGATGGCTTCGAATAGAACTCGATATATATTATATTTAATTATGGTCGGTTATACGGCGTTATAAACAAAAAGATTTTAAGTAGAGGAGTAAAATGGAAAAATTTCAGTTATCGGATAATTTTATAAATAAGTACAAAAGGAAAAAAGCTCCTTTCGGTTTTAATGGATTGGGTGAGTTGGTTTACATGAGAACCTACTCAAGAATTAAAGAAAATGGTAAAAACGAAAGATGGTGGGAAACGGTTAAAAGAGTCGTAGAGGGAACTTACTCTATGCAGAAGAATTGGATTGAATCACATCAATTAGGGTGGAACGCGTGGCAAGCTCAAAAGAGTGCTCAAGATATGTATGAGCGTATTTTTACTATGAAGTTTCTGCCTCCCGGTCGCGGTCTGTGGGCAATGGGGACACCCGTCACAGAAGAAAAGGGATTATATGCCGCCCTAAACAATTGTGCTTTCGTATCTACGAAAACACTAAAGGAAGATTATTCAAAACCTTTCTGTTTTTTAATGGACGCATCTATGTTAGGTGTGGGTGTTGGTTTTGATACCAAAGGTGCTGGAGAAATAGTGGTCAAGGGAGTCGATAAAGATAGAGATTCCCAAACTTATCAAATTCCTGATACTCGTGAGGGGTGGGTTGAATCAGTTAAGTTACTTTTAGAAAGTTACTTTCATGGTCAAGCTCCAGTAGAGTTTGATTATTCAATAGTTAGACCAGCTGGAGTACCAATCAAAGGATTTGGTGGTGTTTCAAGTGGTCCTGAACCATTACAAGAGGTTCATGAAAGTATCCAAAAAGTTTTAGAAAAGAATAGTGGGGAACCAATTACAATCACCACAATTGTTGATATAATGAATCTTATAGGAAAGTGTGTTGTAGCTGGTAATGTAAGGAGAACTGCAGAGATTGTATTTGGAGATCCTGATTCAGAAGAATATTTAGATTTAAAGAATTATAAAGTAAATCCACATAGAGACCAATATGGATGGACATCAAATAATAGTATATTTGCTGAATTGGGAATGGATTATACTGAAGCATCAAAAAGAATAATAGACAATGGAGAACCTGGTTTCGCTTGGTTAGATAACATGAGAAAATATTCTCGTATGAAAAATGGTGGAGACAACAAAGACCATAGAGCTATGGGTGGTAATCCTTGTTTAGAACAAACATTAGAATCATATGAACTATGTTGTCTTGTAGAAACATTTCCTGACAATCATGATTCATTAGAAGACTACCAACGAACATTGAAATATGCTTATCTATACGCTAAATCTGTGACATTAGGTAAGACACATTGGAGTGATACCAATCGTGTTATGTTAAGAAATAGAAGAATTGGTTGTAGTGTAAGTGGTGTAGCACAATTCATCACTAATCGTGGAATCGATGAACTCAGAGTTTGGTTAGAAAAAGGTTATGATACTATTCAAGAATGGGACAAAATGTATAGTGATTGGTTCGCGATACCGAAATCAATCAAAACCACTTCAGTTAAACCAAGTGGAACTGTATCATTACTTGCTGGTGCTACACCAGGACTTCATTATCCTGAATCAAGATTTTATACAAGAAGAATAAGAGTTTCAAAACATTCAGAATTATTAGAACCAATGAAAAAGGCAGGTTATAAAATAGAACCAGCCTTCGGTTCAGAGGATACAACAATGGTTGTTGAAGTTCCTGTGGATGTCGGTGAAGGTATCCGAACTGTAAGTGAACTTTCAATATGGGAACAATTCAGTTTAGCAGCATTTATGCAAAGACATTGGGCAGACAACCAAGTAAGTTGTACGGTTACATTCGATCCTGAGAAGGAAGGTAAAGAGATTCCACAAGTTTTAAATTATTTTCAATATCATCTGAAAGGTATATCATTGTTACCAAGACATGACTATGGAGCTTATCCACAAATGCCTTACGAAGCTATTGATGAGAAAGAATATAATAAACAAGTAAAGAAACTTGGTAAATTAAGTTTCGGTGTTATAAGTAATGAGGAAGCCAATATCGAAAAGTTTTGTGATGGTGATTTCTGTGATATAGAAGAAGTCCCAACAACTGGAGATAATGATGACCAAGATTATACAAATGGATAATCATCAAAATTTCACATACACAAAAAAACAGGTTAAAGACACGCCTTACAAGTTGTCAATTAATGAACAAAACAAGGAGACGATTTATGAATAATCGCCTAATGACTTCTTTGTTTGCATTTCTGATGCCGATGTTTCTTATGGGACAATCGATTGTTGGTAATGTAAGTGGAGAAGGAAAACCACTTGTCGGAGCTAATGTGGCAGTTGATGGTACGGACTTAGGTGGAGTAACTAATGAAAATGGTTCATACTCTATTGAAGTTCCTGCTGGAAAATATGACATAACAGCTTCGTATATCGGTTACACAACTCAAACAATAACTGTTGAGGTGGGTAATGAGGTAGCAAGTGTCAATTTCGCTTTAGAAACTGATGCTCTAATACTATCTGATGTCGAGGTTTTAGCATCTCGAGCCGATAAAAATACACCTGTGGCCTATACTAATGTAAGTAAAGAGGAAATGGAAGTCAGACTTGGTTCACAAGATATTCCTATGATTCTTAATACTACACCATCGGTATATGCGACACAACAAGGTGGAGGTGCGGGTGATGCCCGTATTAATGTAAGAGGTTTCAATCAACGAAATGTTGCAGTTATGATTAATGGTGTTCCCCAAAATGATATGGAGAACGGATGGGTTTATTGGTCTAATTGGGATGGAGTCGGAGACGCGACTTCCTCAATTCAGA